GTCCCAGACAAGGATTATTGTGTTGTCAGTACCCGTGTCGGCGAGGTCTGCGGTAATCCACATATCGCCGTTTGTCATCGGGTCGTTGTCGAAAGCTGCTTCTGCACGCGCTTGAGGTATGGGCGAGTTAAGGTCACCTTTTGTAGAGACGTTCCAGTTGCCTTCAAGGTATTGTTGCGCCGCACGACCGCCGACCATCGCCACTGATGCCGCATAACCGCTGTTGCCGCTGATGGAAGCAACGTTTTCAGACATACTGCCAAGATAGAACGTGAACGACTTTATGAGGTCTTGCCATTTGAAAATCTCTTTTTTTCCGTTCATCTTACGCAGCCGCTGCGATATTTCCACGCGGCAATGATTGAACACGTCCTCTTTTGTGTCGCCCCAAACCACATCGTTCACGGTCTCGCCGTTGATGTAGAAATAGCGTACAACGCCGTTCCGGTCTTCTCTTATATAGCCGTCATCGCCGATGTACCAATCAATAAACGTGCGAATCCAATGGTCTTTTTCTGGGTTGGTGGTCATAAGAACGTGACCCGTCCAGATGCCCTTGCCACGGTTACGTGTCATAATCTCGGTAAGACATTCCCACGTGTAGCCCGTTCCCTCGTCAAACACAATAAGGTCATACTGACGACCTTTGAAACGCTGCCGTATTGCTTCTCTGCTTTGGTTTGCAACGTGTGTGAGGTCTATGACCGCCCCGCTTGGAAAGTTGATGTGCGGGTCGCCAGATTCCACAATCTTTATACTTTCGCCGAAAATCTCTCTGAACGTATCAGCGATACCGCCGCCTGCTTTCAAGTCTCCGAGGTTGTTACGCAAGTACAAAGCACGGAAATTCGGGTCTGAAACCGCTTGTGCGCAAGCCAAAACGGAAGCATACGAATTGTGCGTTGTGATGAAATCGTGCGTTATATATAAATGTAACGGGTCGTCAATAAGTATGCAGCGGGCATCGGAAACGCCTATTTTTTCAATAGACTTTATATAGACGTGTTTGCCTTCGCGAATGTATTTTTTCGGTCTTGAAAGCCATTTGTTGTACTTTTCAAGGTGCTTTTTGCTTGTGAATATCGCGTCGCACGTCTTTATGATTATTTCGTATCCGACACCGCTCTTGTACCTGTCGCGTTTGTCAATATGCACGGTGGCTTGGTAGCCGAGGCTTCTGCAAAGGTATATGAAATCGTCTTTCAGATTGTGGCTTGTGGTGCAGAACGAGAAACACCCGTGAACATCCACGCTGCCGTCGGTGTCCATAAGACCGTACAGCAGCTGCCGTCTTTGCTCTATGCTGCCGTCAAGGTATTCTTGAGGTATGAACTTTTCGTGCGAGTAAGCCATAAGACCTACGTTTGCGCAATACTCTCTGTATTTCGCCGCTTCTTTTGTGTAGAACTGCCTGCAATAGCAGCTCGGATGATAATACACCCTTTCGGTGTTCGACAATTCGGCAACCTTGTCCAAAATGTCTTGCTCGCTGTTGCTTATCGTAAAGAACGTCGGTTGCTGCCAGCTTTTTGGTGTAAGGCAGCCGTCACCGAGCATCACGCCAAGCACATAAGGCGGTATTGTCAATTCTTTTTCTTCAAATTCTTGCGCGTATGGAATTTGAATATACGACTTCTTGCCGTTTTTAATCCGCTCAATAAGTTCCGCAGTGTTAAGCACGGTCAGATATTTTGACGGGTCTTTTTCTTTTCCGAACTTGAACAACTGCTTTTGTGTCCTTATCGCCCAAAGGTGTTCTATTCCGCACTCGCAGCTTCTGCCGTCGCTTGTCGTCAGCTTGTATATGTCTTTGTCTTTGTGGTCGAACACAGCCGTTACGCGGGCGGGATTTCCGAAAGGCGTTGACACATAGTCGCCGACTTTCAAATCGCCGTTGCGCACCCATCCTTTCGGTGTCAGCACAAGCTCGTCAATACTCAGTTCCTTGCCAGAGTTCAACAAGCCGCCGCCAATGCAGAAATCCACATTGGTACGGCAGAACTTCTCTTGGAAGCCGGGCTGCGGTCGTATGATTTTTATCTCGGACATTCAAAAATATTTACAGCCGCAAAAATACAAAAAAAACAGAATAGGACGATTTTTTCCTTAAATGTTATTGAATATATAAAAACTTTTGTATTTTTGCCGCGTTAATCCAAAACGAACAGGAAATTGAAAAAAGATAAAAACATAAACTAACTTAAATCACCCTACGTGGTAGGGGTAGAGGACGTGGAGTAGTCAACATTGGTTGATACGATGAAGCGTCAATCTATTTAACTTAAAAAAAATAGAACAACGTGAAATTCACAAAGGACGAAGCCCTTGAAAAAATCAAGGCGAATTTCTCCAAGAAAGTCGAAAAAATCGACAAATGGGAGAGAACCATCAAGGAGACGGTAGATACCCTACTTGAACTTGTTGGCGAGGACAGCGAAATCGAGCTTGACACTTTTGCCGAAAAGGTTGAAAAACAGCTTATGACGCAAAAGGGGCACATCGACAAAGAGGCGTCCGCAGTCGCGTCTGACTTGCAGAACAAAATCGACGAGCTGAAAAAGCAAGTCGATAAAAAAGGCGAGAAGAAGCCGAAAAAAAAAGACAAAGGCAATGACGATGATGACGACGAGCCGAACGATGAGCTGACCGAGCTCAAAGAGCGTCTGAAAAGACTTGAGGACGAGCAGAAAGAAGAGAAGACAAAGAAGACCATCAGTCGGAAGGTCGAAGAACTTGCTGCCGCAATCAAGAAAAAAGGTGTCAAGAACGACAAGTGGATTAATTCAATGCTTGCGAAGGCTAAAATCGACGAGGACACGGACATCGAAAAGGAAGCCGACAGCTACCTTGAGATGTACAACGAGTTTTTCTCAGAAATCCCCGACGACGACACGACACCGAACTCTACCACGGCTTCTAGCCATCTTGAAAAAATCAAGGCTACCATTAAGGCGGCAGGCGAGTCGCTCGCGGCAGAACGAGGAGAATCTAATTAAAAACCAAATTAAAATCTTTACATTATGCTTTACGAAAATGAAATCGGAACCTTCAGAGGTAGAGAGCTCATCCAAAAGCGCGGCAAAGTCGGCGGTTTCAGAAGCGTGTTTGTGAAATTGCAGGGCATCAAGAACGAATTGGTGTACCCCACTTTCGGCGGCACGGTGATGAACCCCTTCAAGCAGCCCGCCAAGATGTTCGCTGGCGACTTCTGCTGGTACAAGACCAACGCTCAGGGCGTGCGTCCTGAAATCTATCTGCTGAAGACTTTCGAGTGCCTCAGCGCGGCTACGACCACCATCAACGTCAAGCGCGACGAGTATCGCCACAGACCTTGCGTCGGCGACATTCTCATGGTTGCCCCCGACGTGGTTGGAGGTACTGGCACTGGCGTGACCGTCACCGCCGTCGAATCGACCACCGTGACTGTAAACACCGTCGAACACAAAGTATGGGCTCTTACCGTCAGCGACAACATCGCCTCTTCTATCGAGAACGGAACTGTCCTCGTTGAAGCCGCTGAAGCTGGCTCTGACAAGAAGATGCTCGTCGAGACCGTCAACGCAATCATCGACTGCGACTGCGACTTCTTCGACGTTCCTGTCATCGAAAGCGGAAAGAACACCGTCAAGGCTGCTGCCAAGCAGGACTACGATTCCGCACGCTACTTCTACACGCCCGCATTGGCAGGCAGAATGTACATCCACAAGATGTCTCCGATGCCTAAGTGCGTGCTCGACCTCAACAAGTGCAACGTGAACGGCTGGTTCTTGATGAGCTGCGACAACAAAGCAGAAGTCGAAGCCGCCAAAGCCAACGCAGCAGCTGCGGCTAACGCTGCGGCAATCGAAGCCCTCTAAACTGTAACTAAAAAAGAAAGGAGTAAAAAATGGCAAAATTTGAAACCACTTTATACGCAAAATTGTGGGACAGCAAAGAGGGTAAGCTCATCACGCAAACCATTTTGCAAGACCCCAAGCTGATTCACGCGAATCACACCTTCTGGAGACAGAAGTTCACCGTTTCACCGAACATCATTCCCACCTCGCCCAAAGGCAGAGCCACCTTCGTTCAGGAGATGACCCAAGTCGAAAGCGGCGGCATGATGGATATGCGTGCGCCTCTCGGCGATTCCATCCCTCAAGAGAAGGGTAACGTCGCCTACTATACTGGCACGATTCCCGACTTCATCAGCAAGGGATACGTCGAGACCGCCATGGAACGCGACCAACGCGAGAAACTCTTCGCACAGTTCGACGACAGCGAACTCATCAAGGCTTACGTCACCGACTGGCTGCAACCTGCATTAGACCAAGCCAACCAAACCCTGTCTAACATGGCTGCTCAGGCTATCTCCACAGGTCAGGTGTTCTGG